TTAGCAGAGAGCATATCCGCTAAATCGCTGAACAGTTGCATCGCTTTCGGCTGAATCTTCTCGACTTCATTCTCGCCACTACCCTCGGTGTATCTCATAGCGTTCAGAAGTGACATCATATTGACAACCTTTGTCCTCATCGTGTTCTCATCCTCTTGCTGTGCCATCTCGTAGATGTTGAAGTAGACTTTCTCAACACCGATGTGCTGTGCAAGGAATGAACTGAACTGCTGTGCGTATCTCTCACGAAGCGGAACTATCGAGTTCGTCATAGCGAGGTCGATGATACTTGTCATCGACACGTTTCCGCTGACATTACCAAGTTCCAACAGAGATGGTGACATTCCGAAGTCCTGTGCCAACAGCAGAGTGTCGTTCTTAATCCAAGTGAAGAACTCTGTTGCCTTTGTTACTCTCTCAAGATGCTCAATCTTGTCATCAAATGCGTTGCTCAAGACGATTACGCTGTCAGACGAAGAGCCTTGCAGTTGCTTTGCGACTCTCTTTGCTTCGTTCAGAATGTTCTGTTGGTCTTTCTTCTCTTGCTTTAAGGCTTCGCTTATGACCGCAGTTGTTGAAATATCATTCGTGTCACCGCTTCTGAAACCGTCTTTCGGTCGGATGATGATACGCCCCGGCCCATCGTAACGTATATCGTAGTTCAGCCTTTCATAGACGGCAGTTAAGAGGTCGAGCCTTGCTTCATCCCTTAAAAGAGGTGAGTGTCCGTACGGAAGCGAGGTGTCGTTCCTCATAACCATAAAGTCTTTTGTATCAAGTAGGATAAGACCCTTCTCATCTATGTCTCTGATGAAGTCCGCATAATCTTCATACTTCTCGAAGTCGAACTTGACAGGCGGTACGTTCTTGCCGTCCTTGCTTATAAGGAAGCCGACAACTGTCTGTATGCCGTTCTTCATCAGCGTGAGAATCCTGTATGTTCCCCACTTGTACTGATAGACATTTCCGTTCAGCCATCTCATTCCACAAGCACCGTGGGTGATAGCCATCCCGATGGTATCCCTTAAAACGTGAAGGTTCGTTGTTCCCTCAAGGTTCTTCTTATAAAGGAAAGCATCGAGTTTCTTATCATCGACAATCGAGCCTGTCGTTACTCCGTTACTGAAGATGTAGTTCAGAGTCTGTGTCAGAACATAGTCAGCACCGGGAAGCTTACGCATATACTCATCGACCTTCTCAAGTCCGTAGTCTCTGCGTTTCTTCGGTACTGCTACATCGCAGACTTGATTGCACTTCGCCCAATTCTCGACAATCTCATCGAGGACTCTGCGGTCTTCATCATTCAGATTTTCTAAATCAAGATATTTGATTTCTGCCATTTCTCGTCCTTATATGATTGGCTCTGATGAACCACCGAAGAACATAATGAGTGCGTGTATTGAAAGAAGCACCGCATCGAATCCGTCCGGGGACTTGCCAATTATCGCTTTTATCTCCGCTTTCGGTCTTATCTGTATCTTTCCGCTTGCCTTGCGTTCCGAGGTTATATAAGGTAGGACTTCGCCTATCTCATCCATAACTTCCTTTGTCACTTCCAATACGCCGTTCTCACAGAGGTCTTGGAAGTCAAGATGCATCTCGGCTCTCATATTGGTCGCATTGGTAGCGGAATAGTTCTTGGCTTTCATTCGTTCTCTCGTAGGCTGACTTGCGAAGTTTATCCCAAGCACAGGCAGATGCTTGTCCTCAAGACCCATCGTCAGCCAAACACCCCAACCGACATCCACGCAGATTAACGAGGCATTGTACTCCCTTGCTATCCTCGTGATTTGATTGATAATGTCTTTAGGAGTCTTACCATCAATCCAATTCTTCTTTTGTATAGTGATAATCTTCTCTGTCCACAGATGACCGCCACCTAAACCTGTGATAGCCACCTTGATGTCATCCTTACCTTTATAAGCTGCGTCCACACCGATAAAATACTGTGTGTCATCTCCATCGTAAGGAATGTCTCTCACTACACTCGGTGGTGTGAACATTCCTGTTCCATCATCATCGAGTACACAGAGAAGGTATCGTCTTAATGTCGAACGGTGCTTGGCGAACGTGCCGTAGAAGACTTTCTCTTTTGTGAGTCTCTCTTCTTCGACAGCTGTCAGAGCATCCATCCATATGATGATTTCCCTCTTGCCTATCTCCGAGTCATCCTTCGTCAGTTCCGAATAGAAGAACCCCGGTTGGTGCGGATTGGAAATCATCGCTCGTATGTAGTTCCGACCGTCTACTCTCGCAAACTCGGCTCTTCCTAATTCAGCAAAGGATTGTTCGCTGATTAAGGCAGCCTCGTCTATGAGGTAGTTACCCGGTTTACCTACGACCTTGTTCTGCGAGATGTTCTCATCGTAGGTATCACCCGTAGTGATAGGTTCGATGAAACCGCCATTCGCAAAAGCTATCTTCTGCTTACTGACAGAAGTAGTAAGTCTTTCAAGCTGACTCTTCTTATTAAGAAGTGCGTTCTGTACTTCGGGTGCGATGCTCTGTATGGATTGAGCAACGTGACCCATAATCATCTTCGTGCCGTCCTGTGTGGCAGCTACTACATATGTAGGGTCGGCTCTATAAGCCATAATGTTACCGATACGACCGAACAGCCACGATTTACCATACGATGATGGCGTTACTACCGTTATGCGGTCATAATCGCCCGACAGAACCGCTCCTGCGATGACGCTCTGCGTGAAATACAGGGAATCGCCGTAGTATTTCGCTATTTCCACGAAGCCTATCTTCGCAAGCCTCATAGCTTCCTTGTCGGAGCAAGTCAGACGCTTGTAGTGCTTCGGTATCTTGCCTCTGCCTACCCAATCCTTGCAGTCGAAGTGTTGGGAAGCAAAGAGCGTTTCAAGTTCTTTATTCGCCATCCTTGAAATTCTCCACTAATTCCTTGAGGGCTTTCTCTTTCTCCTCTAAGGAAAGTTCAACAACAGCGCCTTCAAACGCAACGGCGCTCTTTGTGGAGAACTCTTCTGGGCATTTGTGCTCCAGATACCAGCGAGTCATCTTGTCATCTTCCGCATCAAGCAGCTTCTTGGCATTACACTTTGCAGTGGCCTTGATGTCGTCCTTCAGCATCTCGCATAATTCGGAGACTTCTGGATTATCTTTCTTCCACTGCTTTATATCTGATGGCAAAACGCGGGTTTCTGTCTCCTTAGAAGCACGAAAAGACGCTTCCCTGTCGGAAAGGCCGTTCTCCCAAGCCTTGATAACCGCAGTCCACGCCTCGTCTGATACTTTATTCGGTTTGAATCCCTTATAAGGTACTTTCTTGCCCATATTTCACCAAGTTTACAATAATATTTTATTCAAGGTCTTTTTATCGCGGTTTTTTCGGTTTGTCAATAGAATTACCGTAAATATTTTCGGTTTTTGCGGTAAATGGCGATTTTTTCGGTTTTTGCGGTAGAAAACTTGCTACTTTCGCCGTTAAAGACTATAATTTAACCACCAAAGGGATAACGGCTATATCTTTTGGAAGAATCGTGGGTCGGTACTCTCGAAATAAAGTGCGAAAGTGTGTCCAGCCGACCCATATGAGCCGAGAACAGTTCTGCCATACCTCCCCGTGGCAAAGGGTGCGACTCCCTTGAGGCTCTGAATACCATCCGTGGTATTGTTTTTTCATCATTTTTTGCTCCTTACGAGTTGAAACAAACGGAGAAGAGAGGGCGACAGCCCTCTTTTTTCTTGCTTAAATGTCAAGTTTGTGCATTTTATTTCCAAAACTTGCCCAAAATCAGCATTTTTTATGATTAAATTGCACGATTTCGCCTTTTTAACACCAATACTTAAAAATTTTGTATATTTTTTACATATAGTGTCACTTTTGCATATTTCATGTAAAAAAACAGCATGAAATTTTAAACGTGTACGCTGTATTTTCTCTGATTTCTATACGGCGATTCGGCAAAATGACAGGCTTCGATTGACCCCACCGCATCCCCCGGACTAATTACGCGGGATATATTGACAATCGCGTGATTCCAGTGTAAAACCAAGGTGTCGGAAATATGAAGTTTCTGTGTATGTCAAACAATCTAATACGGAAAAGCGCCATTAGGGTGAACGACTGCCGTTGAGGGAATAATGCAGTCTCTAAACTATAAAAAACCGCTGTTGACGATGAAGCCTGTGGTGACACGGGTGGATGCGACCGAACAGAGATAGTGTTGTAAAGACAAAATCGGGTAGTTTGCTGCTTTTGTATAAAGTAGAGGCGGTCTTTTATTGATTTAAAAGCCATGGAAGTCCATTGGTCAGCAGTTAGTAGAGGGAATGGAATCTACCTTAGTTCACCACTAAGTCACCAAAACTGCCCCAGAGGGGTTTATTTTTTTAACCTTTTCTCCGTATAGGGAGGGAAACCATCAAGAACGGGTGTCTAAACGAAGTTTGCTGCCGATGGGCCTAACGCCCCTCGACCCTCGATGCATCCTACCTTTCATTTACCGATTGGCAAGTTTCAAAATTTGAACTTTTGTGAGAAGGTAAAGGGTGAGCCTGCCTGCGTTGCGCTTCTGTTGCGTTTTGCCGCACCCGCTACACTGACCGACTGGTCACCCAAATTTTCAGTTACCAGCTGGTCAGCCATACGCCCCAGTGGTCAGCGATACAGGCGAACGGAACACAGCACACAGTGTGACAGGGTGCACAGCCCCAACACGGCCAGCCCAACAGCAGACGGCGCAACGGCTACAGCTGACAGTGTGGCAGGCAGTGTGGCACTCGGAACACAGTAATTGCAAGGCCTACAGGGTTTTGCGCAGTTTTCGGAAAATCCCAGAGAAAACCGAAAACCCGAAAAAAACACCTCCGCGCGACAGACAGCAAAATTTTCCGATTTTGGTTATACTGACCGACTGGTAAATTAAAATGAATCCGCAGCAGGCGACTTATAATTACCGACTGGTCAGAAATAACCTGAGCACATAAAAAACGGGCCTACCACAGCCCGCTTTTTGTTAATCCATATAGGACAGCACACACAGCCCACAGCCCCATTATAGGCCGTATGTACTCCCAGATTACAGTTAGTACGAATATTATTTCTATAGGCGTTCACCTCCCTGTTATATTGAATTTATCCCGCGGTCAGTTGCCGCGTCTATATCCCAACACTGTGCCTGTAGTTTACATGTACTACAGTATCCGTCACAGTAGTCGGAACTATCTCCGAACATATCCCATGAATACGGCGAGTAGTAAAAGCTGTTCTTTGCGGCCTTCTGGCTGTTCTTCTTTGTCGTCCTGTAATCCAAGTAGGAACTATTCGAGAACATAAGCCCGCCGTCCTCAATCCAGCCGCGCCCCAGTATATGCACTGCGCCGCTGGCCTCCAGTATGCACATGCGGCTGTCGATGCACGACTCAATAATATCTAAATTGATGTCGTCGAATGGGCGTGCGCCTGTACATATACGCGTCATGTACTGCGCTATAAACTGTGCAGTATCTGACATTTTGCGCGCGTCGTTACACAGCATGATTATTCCATTATGCGCGACGCCTACGTCAGCAGATTGACGCAGTGAACGCAGGCGGCTCTTTTTGTCGGTCAATGGGAATGGCTGTGTCATTGACTGATTTATCCCGCCATGCGTCGCGATTCTGAAATGAAACACGAACGGCGACTCTGTGCGGCTCTTAACCTTGGCGAGTTCATTCTGAAATGCGCTATAGGTCATCAAGCCTTTTACAATCTGAACACGGCCAGCCTCAATATACATAAAGCCTGCGCCGTCTGGATTGTGACGGAACATGGATTTGAATTGTTTTTTAGACGGCATAGCCGCGCCCGCTGGCTTATAAGCAATAATGCACATTATATAATCACCTCCCGACTAAGCGACGGCGGCGTGTGCCGCCTCGCCTGTTGTAATAGTATAGTTATCGTTTACGATGAAATACACGCCGCGCCTCGCCGCGTCTATCATCTGTATATGCAGATTTACCCAGTTACGGATAAATGCACCCGACAGAACGCCCGCGCCAAGCCTAAATTCAATAGTACGGCTGTTTTCGTTATTGATAGCGCAGTATCTGGAATTGAGCGCATAATAGACGTCGTTGTCGTCGTCGTCGGCGTAGCATGACGGCCTACATGCGTATTCATCGATACCGCAGTAGTCATTGCGGCCAGATAATTCAACCAGCTGTGACCAGTTGGCCACATATGCGCGGGTGAGATTAATAATTGTCTCGCGGCGTTCCTCAGCTGTCGCACCTAACCATGTGCGCGAGAAGTGCATGTGCAGGCCTGCGGAGGATGGCGCAAAGTCTGCGCCACAGCGTTCCAGAGTCGCACATATATCCTCAATATCTAAGTCCTCCAGAGCGGCGGTGCTGTGCGGCTGTGTGATGATTTCAAAGCCGTTATACAGTGAGCAGTCCTGTTCCAGGACTACGGCGTCGCGGTAATTATGCGCGATAGACTCGGCCGCAGACATCATGTCGTCATAGTCATCAAATCCGTCGCACTCCAGCTCGATACCAATATATCTGTCGTACTGGTCGTAGCCTACAGGTTCATATTCGCCCTTGTGGGCGTGGTAATTTTTGATAATGCTATGGTCACGCGCACACAACCTACAGTATGTGTATCCGTCTATTGTGACGGCCGCGTCTGCGTCTACATACTCGCCGCAATCTTCACATACGACGCAGTAGTCCTCGGCATATTCGCGGGTGTAGTAGTCTGAGTATCCGCGCCCAGTTACATATACATAGTCGCTGTGGTATTCGCCGTCATCGGCGCATCGCTCAGCAACAGCCCAGACACAGCGGCGGCACATCGGCATAGCGTCGCCGTAGTCGTCGTATACAGTCACGGCGTTGTCTATGTACTCGCCTGTGATGCTGTCGAACATATCCCAGTCGTTGACATCGGCCGCGCATGTGTTGCAGTCACAGTGCATTGAACACTCAGCGCACCTCCAGTTGTTGTAGATTCTGCTTATGTTGTTACCCATCTTTTTACCTCCAAAATTATCATCATGGGTGTTAACTTGTGGCCTGTCTCATCAGTGACAGGAGGCCGTCCCAGCCAGACGCCCCGCAGGGCGTTTCGACTATTTGGCGTAGCGGCTGTAGTTCGTTTCGCCGTAGTGCCTTATTTCTTCTATCTGGTTTTCGTAGTCCTCCAGAGACTTCTCTATCTCTGCTATGTCCTCAAAGAATTTCTCAATGGTCATGTCCATCTCCCCGAAAATATCAAACATCTTTGCACCTCCGCAGTATCATCATGAGCGGCGCGTCCTGTGCGCCCCGCGCGGGCTGTCTCCCTCCCGCACGTTAATGGTATCAAATCCATGTGATGGTATTATGTAGGTTTTGTGATGGAAATGTGAAGATGCACATTGTAGTGTCGGGTCTGCTCTGCACCATGCGCGTGTATATATTAAGGAAGAAAACCGAAAACAGCGAACGCCCAGAACGCAATGATTGACCGCTGGTCATTTTCTCATTTCTGACCACTGGTCATTTCCCTAAGTTGACGATAAAATTATTATCGTCACCAGACCTCAGAGCGCCGTTTTTCGAAAACCCTCCTTTATATATAGGGGGTCTGCACCCCGCGCGCAGCGGCCGAAAATGCGAAATTTCCACTTTATATATAGCTTCCTTTAAATACGCGCGCGCCGTACCTTTATAGTCGAAACTCGTAAAAATGCACTTTATAATATGCTAACTTTAACCTTTATCTTCACACAGACATCACAACATTATGGTATGATAAAGACACACGATAATACACTATGGAGGTTAAACTATGGGAGCATCAAACAAAATCAAGAAAATCATGATAGATAGAGATGTCAAGAGAGCAGACTTGGCACAAGCTACAGGACGCGAGGCGTCCACTCTGAGTAATATGCTTAGACGAGACAATATGACATATGCAACTGTTGAAGACATTCTTCGGGTAATGCACTGCAAAATAGTTTTTATAGACGAGGACACAGGCCGAGTTTATGACTGATTGAGCAGTTCATCATTTTGTGTAGAAAAGCCCTTCCACGAGCCGATAACGGCGCTCTGGGAGGGCTTCTTTGCGTTTTGACCCCACCTCGCAGAAAAGCCTTTGCGTTCTGACCCCACCTTTGCGTTTTGGGGGCAGGTCTTTGCGATTCGACCCCACCTTTGCGTTTGCACCCCGCCTTTGCAAATTGGCCGCACCCTTTGCAGATTGACCGCAGTATGTCTTTGCGATATGACCGCACCGGATTCTTTGCAATAAAATAGCGGCCTTTGCGACCGCTATGCACCTTAGTCTATTACCGTATACAGGAGTTCCACATCCTCATACGCTCTCTTTATGTCGTACTGCATCTTGGCTATGCGTTCTGCGCTGACATCCCACGGTTCGAACTCGTAGAATGTCTCAAGATATTCTTTGAAAATCCTTTCGAGCGTCCACGGGTCTATCCATTTATTTTTCTTCCTTATCATTGCTACGCCTCCCTCAGTTCGGTTCTAACAAACTCACCATCTTTGTAATAGCTAATCATGTAACACGCTGGATTCTGCTCTGAGAACCACTTCCGTGCTTCTTCAAGTTCAGCCTCTATCGAATCTCGGCCTAATGCTGGTACGAGAACGTCGTTATCTGCCGTCGTACCGTCCTCGAACACCGCCGACACTCTGAAAGAGTCGTACAGGTATATCTCGTCTATGCAAACGGGATTGTCGCCCTCTTCAATAACGGCAATGAGTTCTGCTCCAGAACCTTTTGCCCTTTTCATAGCCTCATCGAAATCATACGAGCCTATGCCCCAGTCATCATCTCTATCCATCTGTACCGCGTACCAAAGCTTGTTTTTCATCACTCGTCTATTTCTCCTTTCTAAAAAAGCCTATCTTCATACACTATGATTGTCGACTCTATCTCAGCTACAACGAACGACGCTGAAATATCCTTGCGATTAACGTGCTCCAGAAATTTTCTTGTCCATTCGTTATCGCCGAGCGCCTCAGACTCTCCATATACTCTTTCCAATTCCAGCCTGTTGAGGTCGGTCGCTACAGATGCAGCCTTTTTAAGTTCGTTTGCGAAATCGTTTGCCTCGTTTGGGTCTACAGTGCCGAAGCAACTCCAGTTGACTCCGAACTTCAGCGGCTCGTCGCTAAGGATGTTGCCGTTCTCGTAAATTGATATGTGGTCAAACTTATCATTGATGACCTTGAGCATTGTATTCATTGCTATCATTGAAATCTTCATTGTGTACTGTTCCTTTCTACGTATTACTCCACCTCTATCAGCAGTTCTTCGATTTTGTCTATACCCTTGTTGATGCGTACAGACGTTACCTCGCCTTTCAGAAACATTGACGGAATCTCCCTTTTCCTTGGGTATCTGTAAAGTCCTGCGCTACCCAGTTCTGTAACGATAGCGACTCTCTGCTCGTCTGCGAGTGTGTTTACAAGTTCTCTAAGTTTCATGTGTCAGTCCTCCGTATCTGTCTTAACTTCTTCTCCAAGCTGTTCCTGCGCCATTCGCTCAGCTTCTTCGATGTTATCCGCATAAGCCAGTGTCCACTGCGGACGTTCCTTACGGAATAGCCTGTATGCGTTCATATAATCTATGTACTCTGCGTATATCATCGCTCCTCCTATATCTCTGCAAGGATGCGGTCTGGGTCATCAATCGCCAGCTTGCACTCTTTAATAGTCTTTTCAAATCCAACGTGCGTCGGCACTTCTTTACACAGAACAGTGCTGTATTCCAGCTTGTATATGTTCCACGGATATTCCTTTGTACCATTGCGCAGCATTATATAGCCTTTGTAGTAATGTCTCATATTGTCTCTCCCTTACAATATAATTATAGCAAATCTATGTGATGAGAATGTGATGAAACGGCGTTGATAGCGTATTGTTATGCGCTATACACACACTATAATGTTATTATACCAACACAAAAACAAGGCGCAGTCTTTCGACCACGCCTCGCCCATGATGATAACGCAACCCCGATTTGGAGGTGCGGAGTTGCCTATTCGGCTTTCATTCTGTTTTTCCTGTGTCCCGGTCCTTCGTACTTTTCCAGATTGAAGTCCTTGCTGTTGATAAAGTATACTACAGCATCCTTAATCAGTGCGCCCTTGGCCTCTACATCTTCCAGAATCTCTTTCGCTTTAAGGAGATTATCTTCCGCATTGTTGGAAATGTCAAGATAAAACCTCGTCATGTCCTTTCTCTTCTCCATCTGCATCCTATCGTTAATTTCCCTTGTATTCATCATAATCATTCTTCCTCCTTGCCAATATATGTTAATTCGTAATCCGTGACTTCCTGCCCCGTCAGCATCCTATCGTAGGTGAGTATATTATAATATCTGCCTTTCGGGTCAGCAACTACGCTGATAAGCCCATCCAGAGGCTGACAGCCTATGCTGTAGCCTCTGGACTTCATTCCGTATTTATGTTTGTCTTTCCTTGCCATCGTCGGTTAACTCCTCCTGTATGCTCCAACGAAGTCAATCTTATTTGCTTTCGACAGCCTCTTGTTGTAGATTCCCTCAAGCTGTCTCAGCCATCCCTCAACTGTTCCAGACGATACCATTCCGTCATACATCGCATTGGTCACTGTAGACAGGAGTCTTGAGTTGTCCACATCTTCAAGGTTGTAAAGGAAAAGTATGGCTGTGTAGAACACATCTCTTCTTCCTCCCAGCTGAGCCTGTACGGCGGCGAACTTCTTCAGATATTCAAAGGCCGCCTCCATCTTGCGACGCTTCTCCATGCTTGCTGTGAACCGCCCCTCAGCTATAATGTTTGTCCAGTTGCCTGTGTAACCCGCACTGTTATTTTCGCTCACAAGAGCGCTGATAACGAAGTTCGTTGACAGAACCTTGTTTTCTGCGATTACTTCCTTGAGCCACATATAGTCGTCGTTTCCCTCGGCTATAAAAGACTCGATATAATCTGATACTGTCCAGTTCTTCTGGTACAGATTCAGTCCTTGGCACTCATTTCTCCCTATGCCCTTTTCAATGACGAACTCGACTGGCATCCCCAGTTCCTTTAGAGCGGCAAGTCTGCCCTGTCCGTCTATTACCTCGTATTTCTCGTTGACAAGAATTGGCTCAGTCAGCCATCCAAACTTCTGTATAGACTCTACCGCCTTGTTGACTCTTGTCTTGGTCACCTCTCTGTTTCCCAGAAGTGGCTTGAACATATCATAATCTCTGGTAACGTATATTTTCTTTCTGCTCTCTGTGTATCTCATCATATTTTTCATCGTGTCTCCTTAATCAGTTGTCCTGTAATAGTAAGTGAGGTCATCTCCCTCAAAGTGCTCGTTTACATACTTGTGCGTTTTCTGCCACAGGTCGTAATACAGTTTGCACAACTCATCATTGCCGTCATGCTGCCACATCTTCCAGTTGAGCACCATCGCTATCTCTGTAGCCCACTTGATGTCTTCTCCCCAGTATTTCATTGCGCGGTCGTATGTGTCCTTTATGGCGTCTATACCGAATCGCTCTGCGATGCTGAAGTCTGAGAAATATGTGCTTATAGGCTTATATCCGCACATCTCTTCTATGTTCCAGTCAATGAGTGGCTGGCCGAGATAATCATATCTTATAAACATTGCTGGCATTAATTATCACCCGCCTTTCTGGAACTTGGCATAACGCCCATCAATTCATAAGCCATTTCCGCAGTATCGGCTAAATGCCTCCAAGTCTTCACACATTCTTCCTCAGACATCTCCCAATCTCCGAAAAAGCTATCCATCACCGTACAGAGAGTGGCCATCACCTCTGCTTTTGACAGTCCGCTTAGCATAGTATGTACCAGTCCTACTGCAATAGGCGGATTTTCTGCTATCGCGTCGACTGCATTTACCGCATTTATTGTCCTTATGTCTTCCATTAACTGCACCTCCTTAGTTAAACGTAAATCTCATTGATGTTGACGGCTTTCTGTACGCTTCATATACATCCGCGTAATCTTTTTTGAACGCCGTTGTGTCGAACCTGTTTGTAGTGACCTCTGCATAAGTCGCCTTGTGCTCTGTACCCATAAGTTCGGTCACACCCTCAGCTTCCATATATTCTTTAATCTGCGCTTCCAGCTTTGCCTTTTCGGCCTCTGCCTGCGCAATCATTGCTCTGTACTGAGCAATCTCCTTAAAAATGCTGTTGTAATCGCACATATCTGCACCTCCATAGATATTCATGCACTCCCACTCTCACTTATGTGGTAACTTCCGTTCTTCCTCTGCCTACTCGGTTGGTGTGTCATCTTTGTCCACCATTGCGAACCTCTTCTTAATGAAGCATCGTTGGCTGACGCTCTCGCTTTTTCGGCTTTCGACCAAGACTTATCCGTTGGCGCTTGGCGGTGTTCAGTTGTCGTGCTGTCTCTCTCTGACAATATTATTATACCAGTTTTTTGTGAAGGGTTTGTGTCGTTACAGTCACAGTAATGTGTAGTTATTTATTTTCATACGCAATTACAACACTTTAATGCGTGTACGAAAAAAGCGGCCAGTCCTCCCAACCGCTTCTCCCGTTAATACTATATCTCCGAACCGTCAGCCATCCCGAGAGTCAATCCTTCCTTTCCGTCAATCAAGGCTGACAGGTTCTGGCTCGTTCTCGTCGTGCTTGTTCCATGTAGGGTGGAAGTTGTGATAGCTTGGGCGCACATCCGTAGGAGCGGTCAGTAGCGGCATTTTATCTTCTATATATGCCACCCACTTCCCATCGGCGATTTCTTTGAAATAACCGTTGAGGAACACATCGCAGAACTCGGCGGGTGTCATCTCAAACAGAGCGCCGATAACAATGCACTGCCCCCACGACATCTTTCCTGTCTCTAGCAATCTTCTTGAGCCGCTCATCGACAAGTCCATCGCATCTGATACAGCCGCGATTATCGACAGGTCTGAGTAATAGCCCCTGTCTTGTGCTATCAGCCTCAGCCTATCTAAATCCCACTGGTCTATAGGTTGCATGCGACTCATCATCGTGTTTGCAGACAGATTCTGCGCGCGTATTGTCTCCCACTTTTCTGTGTGCTTCTTCAGCCGCTTAGGTGGCCGCACATGCGGGTTGGTTCTCTCCCAGTCAGCATCCGGGTTGTACCATCCCGTCTTTTTCCTCGGATTGTGAGACTTCGGGCCAGTCTTGCGCCGTTTTGGTCTACTGTCTATATCCTCGATGCGTTCCTCTATCAGCTTAATAATGGCGCGCTCATGAGTTTCCAATCTGTTGGCGTACTCTATTTTGTCTTCTGTAGCCCTATAGGTCTGGAGTCTGCGTCCTTGAAGCCCGCACATTGACTTGTACTTTTCCGCTGATATTTCACCACGGTTGCGTTTGCCTTTTATGTCCTCCATGTCAATCAGCTTTAGATTCTCTTCGAGCCATCTTATTCTTTGGTTCAAGACGTATATGCCCCGCTTCAACTTGTTTGCCTCCCACAGATGCGCTGCTTTTTCTCGGCGCAGTTCTTTCGCATCCATTCGGTCAAACTGTTTGTCTATCGCTTGTATAAAAGAGACTTCCGTCATAGTATCCTCCACTCACACAACATGCTCCCGATGTCGCTCAGAACATATCGCTTGCCTTTTTTATACTTGTCACAGGCAGATATGTTACAGCCTCTGGAGCGTTGTTCAAATAATATATATCCGCAGAACGGCGTTCCTCTGGCGTCAAGTGTCATTCTGTACACGCAGTCTTCGTGTTGGCAATGCTCTTCTACTGTTTCAATTTCCATTTTCCGGCCTTTCCGCAGTCCTCTACACCTATAGCCCTTGCAGGTTATTATTTACCTGCCATCTGCCACAACGACCACATGGCGTAAAGATAGGCGTAGATAGTCGTCCATAGGGCGTTGATAGCGCCAAAATACTTGACAGGTTTATTTTCTGCGCCGCAGCACAATTCGCCAACGGCGAAAATCACAGCAAGATGCACATACACTACTAACTTCTCCATTTAGCCACACCCCTTTCAAGTTCAAATTCATTCTCAATCATTGCCGTCAGAAGTTCTTCCGCTTCATCCAGCGCGTTCTTCATTGTCACCATAAAGCCCTCCATAGTTTCGGCATCACTGCTATTGACTTTCTTATCCCTAAAGTCTTTCAAAAGCTGCTCTACGTTGTTGCAATATCCTGCAACCCGCTTGGTTGCAGTTTTCCCCGTTTTAGACTCGTATTCCTCGTCAATCCACATAGAATACGCATCCGAGTTGATTATGTATCTACCTGCTCTGATTTTCATCCGATTGCTCCTCCTTAAAACAGCCACTCGATTTCGCACTCCAGTGTAAAGGCGACATTGCTGATTTTCTCCTTTATCTGCTCAGCAGTTGCTCCCTCCGCTTCACAGAACCTCATCGCAACCTCAAGACCGCGCACATATCCCTCAAGGAACGGCTTGTCCTTACGTTCAAAACCCTCCGCAAAGTGCGTGTTCTTCGAAATAAGGTCTTCTTCCTTTGTTACGAATCCATCATTTTCTACATCATAGTTTTTCAAATACTTATATCTCCTCTTCATTCTTCCATTTTTCCATTTCGCATATAAAAGCTACATTGCAAGCAAGGTGCTTGTAATGCGGGATGCCGCTTTCCTCATCTACGCTATCTGGGTCGTCCAGATATGCCAGCAGATGTCTGCACAGCGCATCTCTGTAGCGCTTTATGTCAACTTGTTTCCAGTTGTCTGGGTCGCCGTACTTGCGGTTGCCGTACATTCGCACCTCGGCAATATCTCTTATAATCTGCCTCGGCACAAGTGTTATCTGCAACTTGCCCGCGTCGGCTTTTGCGGTCTGTGACGGCTCGTTTTCGGCGGACAGTGTAATCCACTTAGAACTTTCCTTGAGCCTGTCCAACAGCGCCTGTAGGTCTTCTGCGTCGAGTTTAGGCGCTACCAATATTTCATCACTTTCTCTTTTCAACAACTCTGCACCTCTCGCATAATTCTCTATCGTCTTTCGGGTGGCCAGCTGCCCAGAACTTGCCACACTTTTTGCATCTTCTTGTCAAAATTGGCCTTGCAATTCCGATGTCTTTTTTAGCCACTACTTCATTGCCTCAAACATATCTCGTGGCTCGAACACATTTTTATCGCACACTACACACGGCATATTTTCCATCGGGCAATATTGGTATTTGCAAAATTCGCAAGTATGCGGAATCTCCTTTGGTGGTTCTTTGTACTTCTCAAGACGGCTGATGCCAATGTCATCGAAGACAAGTGAATTGAATCCCTTGATAAAATATCTGTTGCCAATATCGGGTGACCAATAAACATGACCGACCTCGATAACGAACTTATCTCCTACCATTATCTCTTTGTTTGCCATTTTCCTCTCCTTTATGTATCTCATCGAGAACGAAATTCATCGACATTATCAACCCCTTGAGGATGCCGTACAGAATCATCTCGTTGTCATCGGTGATGTCTGCGTGGGCAAAATATTCCTCAAGTTTCAGCGATGAGTTCTCGATGTTATTCTTGTGCCAATTAAGCTTTTTGTTATTCATTCCTCATCCTCATCCCACACTTCTACGCTTTCCACCTTTATAACATCGGTGGTGTTAAGCGAAAGCACGGCTATCACGGCATCCCATACCGCTTTCGCCTTTTCCTGCGGATTCTCGCCAAGCGTTGAAAGCGGTACATCGTTTTCTCCATAAAGGACTACTCTTGATTTCATTTCTCGTTCCTTTCTGCGTTAAGCTTCTTGCGTAGGTCTTCTATTGCCTCATTCGGCGTTTTTCCCAAGCCTACGATGCCGTTATAGGAGTGCCAAAAGTCGTAGCACGATATATCATCGCCATCTATGTCTTGCGGTATCTCATCGAAGTACATATTCCACGCTGTGTACTCGCCATTCGAGTACACTCCTGTGTATCTGTCTTCAATGATTACCAACGGATATATGTCCTCGTAATCCGTCTGCGGTTCATATATGCACCCATCCCAATGGTTTTCCTTGCAAGCCTTTGCGTTATGGCAATTAAGGCATTTTGCCGTTAATTCTTTCTGCGGAGCATCGGCTAACCACCACTCTTTATTTCGGTCTGCTTTTCTGCGAAGTGCAACATCTACGCTTTCACCGTCATAGCCTATTGAGGATATGTACCATTCAGAATGTATGCCAATATCGAGCAAGACTTCTTCGCCAATCTGTACTTTTGTTTCGTCCATTTACTCGCTCCTTTCCGTCTGCGGAGTATCGGCTTTTCTGATGTCCGCTTCTTTCCATGTCTGATATAACGCCCACGCCACTTTGTCATTTATCCATTCCTTGTCAGATGCATAAACGTAGTTATCAAACAGACGCTCAATTGCTGTTCCTAATCGCATCTACTCGCTCCTTTCCGTCTGCTCCGTATAGAACTCGCATAATTCGGGAACACATATATCCCCGAAATCATCAAAGTTTTTAATAGGACATTCGCCCATATCTTCGACATCTTTGTTGGAATATTTGCACAATGCGATAGGTGGTAATGCGAATATTTCTATGCCATCTTTTGTCATTAATGTCATTCGCTACTCCTTTCCTTCTACCATCCTTCGGCACATTTACGGATATAATCTCGATTCTTCAGTTCGTTTCTGAAAATAGCAATCCATTCCTGTTTGAAAATGCTATTGCCTCTTTCAAGCATTGAAATGGTATTCTCGATGTGGCTTCTCGTCATATCCTTGACATTTATCTGCGTTCCGTCTCTCTGCGTCCACAAGCCCTGTTTCATCCTTGATTCAGCAATCCCGAAAAAAGCAGATGTTTCAACTTCTATATCCGCTCTGTAGTCAGCACCTAAACTCATCTTTCGCTACTCCTTTCCGTCTGCCCCATTGCTTGAAGTATTTCTGTTGCATAAGCTATGCCGTCCTCTATTCCTTTGATATATCCACACTTCCAATCATAGTCCTTTGCCTTGCCATCAAGTTCTTTAAGCCATTCCTCGTCAACACTCACAAACCTTTTAGCCTCGTCCATCATTCGCCACTCCTTTCCGCTTGATGCTCTCGCAGTATCTGATAGAAGTTCTTCCAATCCACCTTGTCGCAAGTGTCACCCCACAGGCTCAAGTCAGATTGGTACTTCTCATCCTCGGCTATCACTTTCAAGTCTCGGTCGGACAAATCCCCGAAGTGTGCCATCACTATGTTCTGCACAAGGCTCGGCATATATGTTCGTCTGCCGTGGCAATATCTCAAAGCACATACGCAAAGTGTGCCGAAGTCCTCTTGGCTTATGTTTATAAAGTTCTTGTTTGCCTTTGGTGGCTCGTTTTCTATATAGCGTGTAATTTTGAACTCATCACTCATCGTCTGCTCCTTTCATCCTCGGAGTGTAATGGCTCACTCCACAAGTTTTGCACCAATCGCCCACATCGTTGTAATGCTCACAAGTTGAGCAATCATCTTGCGGTCTGTCTGCATCGCTTTTGTCAGCTTCAAACTGTCTCTGTGCTCCGCAATTAAAGCCTTTGATGAAGTCCTCGGAATAGTATTGCCTATTGTTTGGATTAATCGTTAGCTGTCTCATCGTCTGCTCCTTCCCACGGCTTTGGTGATGGCATCCACGCACTCACATACCCTTTCAGATAAAACCGCTCGACATCAACAGCAAGCAACAACATCACTTTGCGACCATCGACATCAGTAGTAATAAGTACAGTTTCGTCCTCGCTGAAGTTGCTCGGCAATCTCTCGCTACAAGGAATCCACTCTTGCGGTCTGTCTGCCAACAGTTCACCTATTCGCTCCTTTTGAGCCTCAATCAGCAGAATCAAGGATTCTCTGTCAAAGTTCTTGAACTCATCGTCTTGCGGTCTGTCTGCGGATAGAGCCTTTCTGACCTTTTCAACAACAGCACAATCTCCGCACCCTGTTTCTGCGTAACTGCACTCTCCGAATATCGTCATTATGCAGTTGTGTTCGTTGCCATATATCATCGCCCCATCTGCCTTGCCACGCTCATA